ACTATACCTGAAAAGATATTTAATGAAGTTATTATACCATTTCTGGGTGTGGTAGAGAATCCTATCGAGAGGGAGGAATTATACAATTTAGAATCCAAATTAATCGACAAGGGCGAGATGAAAGAAGAGGATAGATACATTTGGCCTAACAACAAGCTTATCATCCTGTCATCTCCATCCTTCAAATTCGAATACATGTATAAACTTTATAAGAAGTATGAAGATCTAATTCATGGGCAAGAGCTAAAAAGCGACGATGATGAAGAAGAGAGTTTTAAAGATGATGCTTATAGACTGATTATGCAGCTAAGTTATGACTGTGCTCCATCAAGGTTATACGATCAGAACCTGCTTAAACAAGCAAAGGCGACTATGAGTGAGATGCAGTTCAAGAGAGAGTTTGGTGCTCAGTTCATAGATGAAAGTGATGGGTATTTCAGATTGTCAAAAATGGCGGCTTGCACGGTGCCTGATGGCGAGTTCCCTTCTGTAGAGGTTGTGGGTAATCCTAGTGATGAGTATTTACTGGCCTTTGACCCCAACTGGGCAGGTAACACAAGTGCTGACCACTTTGCAATGCATGTGTTTAAAATAGACAGAGACGCAAAAAAGATTTGTTTAGTTCACAGCTACGCGATAGCAGGAGTTTCTCTGAAAGAGCATATGCAATATTTCTTATACCTAATACAACATTTTAATATTGTCGGTATCTGCGGGGACTACAACGGAGGAGTTCAGTTTATAAATTCTTGTAACGAGAGTGCTTTGTTTAAAGAAAACAATGTAAAGATAGGGGTAATTGATGTTGATCTGGAAAAACCAGAGAACTGGAATTCAGATATTTTATCTTTTAAAAATCAATATAATGCTAGGGAGCGTAATTACTGCATCTTAAGAAAACCCACATCAAACTGGATAAGAAACGCCAATGAGATGTTACAGGCAGCAATAGACCACAAAAGAATTTTATTCGCTTCTAGGGCTGTTGATAGTCATTTTGACGAACAAAGAAAAAAGAATATACCAATAGAGAAACTAAAATGGGATATAAAGACACCCGTAGCCTCCAAAGGGGCGATGATGATCGACTTAATTGACCATCAAAAGTATGTGGTAGAACTTACAAAGTCTGAATGCGCTAACATTGAGGTGATTGGCAACCCACAAGGATCACAGTCGTTTAATTTGCCCCAGAACTTAAGAAGACAAAAAGGACCAAACAGAGCAAGAAAAGACTCCTATTCTGCTTTAGTTTTAGGGAATTGGTTCGCTAAAGTTTTCTTTGACTCAGAAAGCGCCTCTGTAGAGAAGAAACCACAAGGAACATTTATTCCGTTTGCAATTTGAAAAGTTTCAAAGTAACTTTTATAACTTTAGTGTAAACTTTGATATGCCTCGTAAATATACCAAGAGATCCGAATATTGGGCTAAGTTCAAAAAAAATGAACAGCCTATTGAAAATTTAGTAAATGCTGACGAGGAGGACTTTTCTCCAGAGTTAATTGGGGAACCTATTTTCAGTTCAAAAGCCTCTAGGCTAGATGGTCCGACCACTAGGACAAAAACTAGAATCAATTCAGTGGCTCTCTCGGGTCTTACTAATAGGTTTGATAATATTAAGAGTGGCATTTTGCCATTTAATTACGAGAAAGACGCGGCAGACGCAAAAGAAGCTGTAGAGCTTTGTCAGAAAGCTTATTTTAATATTTCTTCATTTAGAGGCACTATTGATCTTCTTTCAGAATTTGCTGATTCAGATATTTATCTAGAAGGAGGCACAGAAAAATCTAAAAAATTTATTGATGCTTGGTTTAAGAGGATCAGGATGCACGACTTAAAGGAACAATACTTCAGGGAATACTATCGTTCTGGCAATGTGTTTTTCTATAGAGTAGATGGAAAAATCCCTCTAAAGAATTCTCAAAAAATGCTAGAGGCATACGGAGCTAGCTCAAGGAAAGAAATACCAATTAGATATTTGTTAATTAACCCTACGGATATAGCAACCAAAGGTTCTGTGTCTTTTAGTGGTTATGAATATTTTAAAGTTTTATCTCCTTTTGAAATTTCTAGGCTACAGAAGCCAGAAACAGAACATGAGATAGAGGTTTTCAACTCCTTGCCCGAAGATGTGCGCGAGGCTCTCAAAGCGGGTAAAAGCGCATACGCTATGACAAGGATTCAAATTAAACTTGATCCTCAGTTGTTGCATGTGGTTTTTGCGAAGAAGCAGGACTATGAGCCTTTGGCTATTCCTGTCGGTTATTCTGTTCTTGATGATCTTAATAGAAAAATAGAATTAAAAAACATTGATCAGGCAATTAGCCGTTCTATTGAAAATGTTGTGCTTCTAGTGACTATGGGTAATGAGCCAGATAAAGGCGGCGTTAATCACAGAAACTTGGCAGCTATGCAACAGATATTCAAAAACCAGAGCGTTGGTCGTGTTCTTGTTTCTGACTATACCACAAAAGCTGATTTCATAATTCCTGATATCCGAAAAGTTGTCGGTCCAGAAAAATACGAGGTTATAAACAAGGATATTGAGCAGGGTTTGCAAAATGTTCTTATCGGAGACTCAAAATATTCTGACACTCAGATTAAAATGAAAGTTTTCTTCCAAAGATTAGAGGAATCAAGGAGAGCCTTTTTAAATGATTTTATTAACCCAGAGATCAGAAGAATTTGTAAAGCCGCTGGGTTGCGTTCATGGCCAGAGGCGAAGTTCGCCAAAACTGACACTATGGATGATAACAACCTTTCTAAGTTGGCTACAAGGCTAATGGAGCTTGGTGTATTGACTCCAGAGCAAGGAATGCAGGTTGTTCACACTGGGGTCTTTCCTGATGCTAAAGACATGGAAAGCGCACAAGATAAGTTTAAAGAGCATAGAGAAAAAGGTCACTATATGCCACTTGTTAACACAATTAATTTATATGATGAGTCAACTCCGCAAGGAGGAGACCCAGAGCCAAAGGACGCTCAAAAACCTGTTTCTCCGTCAGGGGGCAGACCTATTGGAGTTTCCAACTCTTCTTATTCAAAGAAAAACATAGTAGAGGCTACTAAAAGAATAAATGAATTTGAGCTTTTAGCTTTCAGAGAATTTGCTTCTAAGTTTGGTCTAAAAAGAATGTCTAAGCAGAAAAAAGAAATGGTTGCTCAAGTTTGCGAGTCTATTGTTATAGCAAAAGACGCTGTAGATTGGGAGCCAACTTTATCTGAAATAGTAGAAGATTTAGACAAACTTACATCTCTTGCGGTTAACAAAAAAGTTCTTGAATTAGGGTGTCAGCATCAACTAGATGACTTAGCTTCTGCAATTTTATATCATTCAACTCAAATTTCTGTGTAAGAAAAGATATGTCATTGGATGATTTTAACATTTGTTTGTTTGAAGGCAAAGTAAGAGAGATAAAAGACGAGGAGTTTGAATCATTTGGCCTTTCACAAGGAGCTATTCAACAGGCAGCAGAATCTCTGTTGCCTGAAGGTTTCGACCCAGATCAAAATATCGACGTTTTACCAGTTGTCTTCAACTTAGCAAAAGTTAATGAGTTCAACAAAAATGGCGATGGCATTGACGCAAAAACTGCGGTAGCTGCTGTAAAACGATTTATCAATAAACCGATTAACATCGAACACAAGAAAGATAAAATCGTCGGTCACATGATCAATGCGTCCTTCTCTGAGCGAGAGTTTGACTTTAAAAATAACGATATTGAATCTTACGCCGATAAAAAAGAACCGTTTTATATCAATGCGGCTGGCTTGATTTACAAATCTGTTTATCCAAAATTAGCCGAAGCTATTGAAGACGCTTCAGAAAAAGATGATGAATCCTATCAAAGTATTTCAACTAGTTGGGAATTAGCATTTAAAGAATTTGAAGTAGCTGTAGGATCTAAATTCTTAGAAGATTCTACAATTGCAACAGGTGCCGAAAAAGAAGAATTAAAACAATATGTTAAGGGTTTGGGTGGCAAAGGAGAAGATCCAGAGGGGAAGCCTGTTAATAGACTAATTGTTGGACAAACTTATCCTTTAGGCGCGGCTTTAACAAGAAACCCTGCCGCTGCTGTGAAGGGTGTTTATACAGATAAAGATAGCGATGATTATAAAAAAATAGAAAAAATTTCCCGAAACGCTAATATTAATGTAAAGTCTGACAAATTAAAAAACATTTTTAATATGGATAAAGAACAATTCGACCAACTAATCAGTCAGTTGTCCAAGAGCGTTGCTTCCGCAGTGAAGGAGGGTTCTGAGGCTAAAACTGTCAGCGAGACTATCCGCGATACTCTCGTAGAACACAACGAGTCTTGGACTACCAAGATGGAAGTTGAAAAGGAAGCTAAAGCGAAAGCTGAAGCAGAGCTTGCAGAGTTACAAGACTCTTTCAAGCAGACGAAAGAAGAACTAGATGCACTTAAAAACGAGGTTGAGGCAAAAGCTGCCGTTGATCTGTTTAATGATCGCATGAACTTCATTGATAATGACTACGAGCTTAATGAGAAAGAGCTTGCCTTGGTCACCGCAGAAGTGAAGGAATTAGGTTCTTCTGAAGAAGATTTTAACAATTACAAGGAAAAGCTTGACGTTATTTTTGCTCATAGGCTTAAAAAGAACATCGAAGCTCAAGAGGCTGAAATCAAAGCTCGTATTGACGAAGCTGTTGCTAGCCGAGATGAGGACGATGATCCAGAGGAAGAAGAGGAAGAAGCAGAAGAGGACAAGCCCGAAGAGGAGCTTGAAGTTGAAGGAGACGAAGCAGAGGCTTCTATCCCCAATAATAACGCAGAAGCTAGTGAAAAGATTTCTTTTGTCGAGAGACTTAAGAAGAACTTCTCTGTAGAAGTATCAAACTAAAAAAATAAAATTAATCAATTATGGCTAACGAAATTACACGTTTACTGCCGTTTCGTCAATATGACGAGAATGATGTTATCAACTTCTATTCTCTCGATACCGAAACGGGCGAAGCGGGTTCTGTGGTGAAGGTAGATGCTGCCAATCTCACCGAAGAGCCTGTCAAGTATGTTCAGCGAGGCGATTCCGACTCGTTCCAAACTACTTTAGGCAAAGGTCTGTCCATGTATCCAGAGGTGCCTTACAAGGTCACCAAATGTAGTGTTACAGGGGCTGGCGTAAAGCCGTTGGGAATCTTGTTGCGAGATGTTCGTAACAAAGATGAAAATGGAGAGAACCTTCTTTACTATCCAGAAAAGAAAGAAGAGCTTCAGTGTGTTGTTTCTGGTGAGGCTGTTCCTGTCGCTACGAGAGGACTTTTCACTATCAACACTAGAGGTTTAACAGATGGAGTTGTTCCTGCAATTAACTCTTTCGCACTTCCTTCTAAGAATGGAACGATCACTGGTATTGCCAGCACTGCTGCTAATCACCACGCGCATCACGCTCATTCTATCGGACAGTTTATTGCCACAGGTAATAGGGAATCTCAGGGTAGCACCACAGACGTTTTTGCTGGTGCATATGCAATTCTTAAACTTCGCTGCTAATTATTTACGATCATGAAAATCACAATTAAAAGAACTGAAGATCAGTTAGCTCTTATCAGAGCAATGGGATCTAATAATCGTGAAGAGGCTTATGAGGCACAGGCAGCAGTCGCTGACTTGCTTGGACCTGTCGTATCGGAGGTT